GTTGCAGCAGTTTGTTCAGACGGTTGGCTTTGTTGTTCGACAGCCGTTACCTGTTCTTCTGCCATAGTGTTCTCCTTATATAAAGATTGCTATTAAAATTATCAAAAGTATTACTCCTGATGCTATTTTCCATTTGGTTTTAAGTGCTAACCATAAATCGAAAATCTTTTTTGCAGCTATGTATGCTTTAATCATTTAAGCTCCCTAGTTATCATTTGTTTTATAAATAGTATTGCAGCACGTTGTCCTTCCATAAAAGCACTTTCGTGTGCATCACCTTTTACATTTGTCGTTCTAAACATGTGACAACGATTTTCTAAGTCTTTTAATACTCGTTCTCCTTGTTCAGTTCCAAATGTTATCTTGTAGTCAGTGACCAGTTGTTTTACCTGGTCTTCTTGCATTGTCTGATTTTGTTGCTCATCAGCCATATTGCCTCCTTATTGTTGTACAGCTTTTACCATTGGGGCTGCTGCTCCAGCTGCTTGAGCTTCTTGTAGAGCTTGTTGCTGTTCAGCTGCCTGTTGTTGTTGTTGCTGTCTTTGTTTTCTTACTTGAGATACTTCAGCATCTGATCTTATGATCTTAGCTGGTAAGCCCAAGGTCTTTTGAACATACTTGGCTAAACCATCGGTATCCAAATAATCCAAAATAGGTGCAAACTGTGACATGGTTCCAAAGATTTCAACACCTCTCATCACAGCATTTAAGTCTCCTGATTTCTGTGCCTTAGCAAGAGGAGAGACATATTCAATTTCTATATTCTGACCTTGCATAATTTCTGGTGCTGGTTTGAATACATTAGCTCTATTTAAAATATTGAATACTCGTTCAATAAGGGGTTGGAGTAGTTCGGACTGTAATCTTCCAAGTACAGGGCCTAACAATCTCATCTTTTCTTCGTTACGTTGCAACACTTCAGTAGCTGTCATGTTGCCCCCTTGAGCCATTAACAATTGATCTACATAAAAAGTTTTTTGAATAGCCAATTGTCTATCTTGTATCATATTAACTGTTATTGGATTGTTAGCTCCAGTTTGTAATGGTTCAATACGATCTCTTGAGCCTGATCGATAAAAGTTAAGTCCTCCAGGTACAGTTCTAATAGGTAAAATAAAGCCATCATCAGGAACCATTAAAGGCGGATCAATTTGTTTCTGTGCTGCCTTGATTGTAACCTCAGACATTTTGTTTAACATCTTAACATCAGGCAGTGCATTCATTGCAGGAGATCTTCCGTAGATCTCATAACTTGCTTTTAAATAACGTGGTACAACGTATGGAAACTCATTAAAGCCTCCCTCTGAAATTAAATGAACATCATCAGGATCTAAGTAACATGATTTAAACGGCATGTTATTTGAATCTCTTTTAGATGCATCATAACTATCTCGTGGGGATACCACATGGAGCAATTCAACATCAGCAAAAACATCCTTTTTATATTTATTAAAAATACCAGGGCCAACTTTCATTTCACCAAATAAAGATACCGCAGCTCTAGCTGGAATTGTAAATCTTCTAAAGACCGTATCAACTAAACCTTTTTCATTTTCACTTACATAAATTTCTTTAATGTGGCGTGTATTAAATCTAACTAAGTTTTTTTCATCAGAGGTTACAAACATTGCTGATGTACCAAATGATATTAAATCTTGATACAACTCTTGTACTTCTTGTTGAAAGTTAGAACGATTAAAAGCTACATACATATCCTCAGTAACAGAGCCTAACCATTCTTGGGCTTCATCATCTTCAGATAATAAACCATCTTTAAATTGTAATGTGAACCAAGGGGAAGCTGCGTTAGTTAGCATACCATGTAAACTTGCACCTAATAATTCTAAGGCGTGGATTGCAGTACCATCATAAATATGTTCTGTTCTCTTATCTCCACGAGTTCTTTGTTGTGTAATGTCTGCTTTACGAGGAAGCATATAATCAGCAATTTCTTGCCAATGGCTTTCCCATGTTGATCTCATCGTTCTCAGTGTTTGAAAACGATCAACCAGCATTTCTGCTGTTTTATTTTTCATATATTAACCTAATAAAGTTGGTGAGTATTTGTCAGGTGAACCACCTAATCCTTGAGCAGACGTCAAGATAAGAGGCTTACGACCTTTTTTCTTTCTTTGCACTGCTTGAGCAGTTTCCTGTGTTTCCATTGGTTCTTCAGTAACAGGTGCTGGATCAGCAACTTGTGGTGAAGCTACTACAGGAGTAGGGGTAACAGGGGCAGGTGTTGGAGTAGGGGCTGGAGCCGCTACTGGTGGTGCTGGCGGTGGTGGAGCTGGCTCTGGTTCTGGTGGTGGCGGTGGTGTAGGCACTACTTTTTTAATTATCTTTTTAAATATTTTTGTTACGGCTCCCATAATTGTTCCTCCATATATAGGGTAATGTTAATTCAACAGAATGGTCAGTTTTTTGTTTCCAGCCTATCCGTTGATATAGTTTTATTAATGTTTCGTTTATTGGATCTGCCTCAAGAACTTTTGCAAAGTCTTTGGTCATCCAGTAAAATTTATTTACAATGTGACGGTTTAATATTTTTCCTTTATATTGATTAGCAATAAACATGTGGACGTTAAATCGTCCTGGTTCATCTTCTAATTCGTACATCCAAACAAAACCAGCCGTCCTTCGGTTGTGTATGAACTTAAACGTTGTGGCATAACAAACAATCTCGGCATGGTCTTTAAGATTAGGAAAGTCATGCTCAACTAAAAAATTATATAATTCTTCGTGATTATATGTTTGTGTTATATCAATCAAGTAATTGGTTATCGTTATCTCCGCCTAATGCTTTTAATAACACATTTGTTAACGTTGGTAACTTTCTTACATTAGCAATTGTTTTTTTAATATCTCTTTTCATCTCTGGTCTAGTTGCTTGATACTTTACTGACTCAATAGGCCCCATACCAGTTGTCTCATTAAAACCAAGTTGTCTATTTGATTCTGCAAGTTTGTTAAGTCCGCTGCTACCAAGTTTGTTTTGTTTGGCAGATTTTAATAATGTATCTCTATTGCCCTCTAATAAGTTAGTTGTAACATTTTGTTTTTTTGCTGCACTTTCTAATCTTCCTTGGTAACTCCTGTTGTGATGCATCTGGTTTGCTTTTTGAATAGCACCAGCTAGATTACCAACATACTTAGTTCCTTGTTTATTGACCTTATTAGGATCTCTTACCACACCCATTAGCTTAACAATGATTTAGTATAAATGTCTGCCTCTTCTGTAACGCCTTGTGGCCCAGTTAAGATAGTCTGTGTGTAACCAGTTTTCTTTTTTGCTATCTTTTTTGCAGCCTCCGCTGACGCAGACGTTTCTTGTCCAGCCTCATTAGTGTATGTGTCCTCAATTGTTGCTGGAGGTGGCGTTACTTGTTTTGGTGGTTCTGCCGCAGCCGCTGGCATCACAATTGTTTTCGGTTTTAAAAATCCCATATTAACTCTCCAATGGATTATAATGCAGGCCACTAGCCTCTTTTTGCGGTGGCCTTAGTTGGTTTAAATCTAGTTCTTGGTGCGCAATTGCTACGTATCTCCAACAATCGCAAAAATGACTAGACCAGTCATGGACAACCCTAGAAAATGTTTTGTCCTTATCTACGTATTTTCGATGATACCATTTCATAGCATCAAGAAATTCTTTGCAATGCTCACGATCGATATATGTTTTCGATAATAACATTTGGCCAGCATGCAGCCCATCCTCTACAGGCAGCTTCGGACAAATCTTTATCGGACGCATCCCCAATTGATATGCATATTCTTGTCTTGAATGTCCTGTAGACATTTCTCGAACAGCTATATCGTGTGGGAAAACATAGTTTCGTATTAAAAAGTTTTTGTCTTTTATTACTTGAGCATAATGATCAAGGCCATAATTGCTATTAGAATAACAATCAATGATGAATAGTCCTCGACCAATCGTTTGAGTAAATAATAGACATGTTTGATCGGAGATACCCAGGTCGAAATATACGTCCACAGGGTACCCAGTATCGTACGGATAGTTTCCAATGCGTTTCTCCTTTTCCATTTTATCAATTTGTTTTGAGTAGACGGCCCCACTCACTGAAGCTGTGAAGCTGCACTCAAATTCTTGTTGAAATTGATCCTCCGTTTGTAGTTTGGCAGCAGAGTCCAATTCTTCTTGTGGTATTAATTTAGTTTCACTTGCTTTAAATAAACAAGTAAACCATTCATCGTTACCTTTAGCATCTTCGTATAGATGATAAAAAGCATCCATTCCATTTGGCGTGCCAATAAAAACTATTTTTCCAAGTCTGTCAGATATAGCTGGACGTTGTACTTCTGTAAACATCCTGGGATCCATCTGCGCATACTCATCGTTTACAATAAGATCAAATTTCAATCCCCTGGCACTATCAATATTCTCAGCACCGAATAATGTTATCCTGGCACCGTTTGGAAAGTCGGCACGCAGCTCTGTTTCGTTATATTTCATTCCAGGGATCATCCTGGAAAATTCTTTTACGTAATCCCAGGCTACTTGTTTTGCTTGCACCCTGGTTGGACAAAAGAAACCTCCTCTAAAATCCTTATGTTTTGATGTAAGGGCCTCTTTAATCAAATGATTAATCGAAAAAACAGTTTTGCCTCCCCGTCTGTGCATCACACACACGGCAAATCTAAATTTATCCAAAGCCGCATGTAGCTGTTTTTGCTGTGGCCTCGGTGAATACGGTATCTTAATTACTTCCATTTAATGCACCGTAGCTTCAAACGGTACCTCGGTTTTATTTAAATCTAATATGTTGATAATAAAGTCGCACGCAGCCTTGGCATCATCATCATTGTCAAAAGTGCCAATCTCAACGATTACTTTTTTTTGTAATTCGTCAAAATAGACCGCTGCTTTTACATCTGGTTTGTGTGTCATCGTGTGTTTTAAAGTCCTATCTATATATATATAAAAACCGCACCCCGTTTTGGGGGGGGTCGAGGTCGAGATATAGCCTCAAAAATTGCCATTGCTGGATATACAAACCAGTAACACGCCAGGCTACGCCTCAATAACTGCCTTATCCTCCTTGACTGGGTTGTCTAACTGTTTCTGAACTCCTCCCCCGTGTGCGAGACTGTGCGTTTGCTGTTCAGAACTGGGGAGATCAGACTCCCACATGATCTTGATTGTACTATCTCCTGTCTGTTTAACCTCTGACTTGTCACCGTAAACACTAATGAGTTTACTGGCTAAGAACCTGTAATGATGCAGCTGTTCACGAACAAACCCTAATTGATTTGGTGGTATATCTTTCTGCTCTAATATCTCCAGGCATTTATCAAGCCAGGTAGCTGCTCCTGTTCTTCTTGCCTCCTGCATATCAGCAGCAAACTCTTTGTCCTCTCTAGCCCACTTGTAAACAGTCGTTAGTCCTGGCATATCTTTTGACTTACATATTTTAGTCAATGGTGTTCCAAGTTGTAGCTGTTCAATTATTTTGTCCG